TCTCAATGGTGCTCCTGGAGCACTTGATACTCTTAATGAGTTAGCAAGTGCTTTAGGCAATGATGCTAATTATTCAACAACCATAACTACTGCACTTGCTGGCAAGTTGCCTCTTGCTGGTGGCACTATGACTGGTGCTATTGCAATGGGAACTAACAAGATTACTGGTATGGGAACACCGACAGTATCTACTGATGCAGCCACTAAGGGCTATGTAGATGGCGTAACAGTTGCACCCAGCAACCTTACTGGTCCTATCACATCTGTAGGCTCAGCAACCTCTATAGCCTCTCAGACAGGCACTGGAACTAAATTTGTAGTAGATACAAGCCCAACCCTTGTTACCCCTGTGCTTGGTGTGGCTACAGCCACATCTATAAACGGAACATCTATACCGTCAACTAAGACTCTAGTAGTAACTACAGATAAATTATCTGCTCTTGCTGCTACAACATCTACAGAACTTGCTGGTGTTATTTCTGACGAGACTGGCTCAGGTTCTCTTGTGTTTGCTACTAGCCCAACATTGGTTACACCAAACCTTGGTACTCCATCTGCTATTAACTTAACTAATGCTACAGCAGTTCCAAGTGATGCAACTAAGGCTCCGCTTGCTTCACCTACCTTTACGGGTACAGTAACTATTCCTACTGGTGCAGTTATTACTGCTCCTAAAATTGGTTGCACATATAGTGCTAAGACTGCTGCATATACATTTGCATCTGGTGATGAAGGCAATATGTTCTCAATGAATAACGCCTCTAGCGTGCAGTTCAACATTCCTACTGATGCTACATTTAACTTTGCAATTGGAACTGAGTTTACAGTATTCTGGATTACTGGTGCAGGTCAGCCGACCATTGGCGCAGTAACTCCTGGAACTACAACCGTAATCTCAACTGGTGCAACCAGCGCAACCCCTAAGTTACGTGTAGCCAACTCTGGTGCAACTTGTAAAAAAATTGCAGCCAACTCTTGGATTATTTTTGGAGACCTTGCATAATGACTCCTATTCTAGGGATTATGGCTTCACAGATAAGTGGGCATCTCTGGGCGCCTGACGGTGCCTATGACTCTTTGGCTACTATCACTGTACCTTCTGGTGGTGTGGCATCTGTCACCTTTGCTGGTATTCCTAGCACATATAAGCATTTACAAGTTAGATATATTGCTAGAAATACAAGCGGTGCTGGACGATTGCGTATGCAAATGAATGGTAATACGGGCAGTAATTACTCCACACACTTGCTCGTTGGAGATGGTAGTACTGCCGCTGCTTTTGCTGGAGCAAGTATTGTGCAAATTTCAGCAGGTGCAAACGTTACTGCAACCGCCAACGTTTTCTCTGCAGGAGTAATTGACATTTTGAATTATAGTAATACCTCAACAAATAAAACTGTACGAGTTTTAAGCGGTGTTGATAACAATGGATCAGGCGAAGTCGCTTTTACTTCTGGCACTTTGCTTTCTACTTCTGCAATTACTTCTATACTTCTTTACATTGACTCACTTACTATTGCAGAGTACAGCCAATTCTCACTTTATGGGGTGAAGTAGTATGCCAAATACATATACGGAATTACTTAAGACAACTGTTAGCACCACAACCAATACTGTTTCATTTACTTCTATCCCCCAGACATACACAGATTTAAGATTAGTTATTGCTGCTGGTGAAACAGGCGGTGGCAATGGTGGATTTATTACCTTCAATAACGACGGTGGTACAGGTTCCCTCTATTCATTTACTCGAATGGTAGGGGATGGTTCATCTGCCTCTTCAGCGCGAGGAACAAACCGTAATACAAACACTTGGGTTCTAGGAAATGGAATCGCAGTTCCAACAACTCCAACTGATGTAGCCACTATTGACATAATGAATTATTCAAACACTACAACTTTCAAAACATCTTTGGCTAGAGAAAATAATGCCGCTGGAGGAACTGTAGCAAATGTAATTTTGTGGCGTAATACTGCCGCAATTAACCGTATTGATATTACTTATTCTGCCGCAAACTTTGCAGTCGGCTCCACATTCTCACTATATGGAATTGCAGCAGCAGTAGTGCCAACTGCAAAAGCAACAGGTGGAACTATTACTTATGGTGCGGATGGATACACCTATCACACCTTTACTGCGGGTGGAACATTTACGCCTTCATCAGTTTTATCTTGTGATGCCTTAGTTGTTGCAGGCGGCGGCGGTGGTGGCGCTAATGTTGGAGCAGGTGGCGGCGCTGGTGGCCTACGCCTTCTTGCATCACAATCATTTGCTAATGCAACCGCGTACACAGTCAGTGTTGGTGGCGGTGGAACTGCTGGAGTTGGTGGTTCAGGCGCAGGCGGGGCTATTGCAACTGCTGGAGTCAACTCATCAATTATTGGTGGCGCGTTAAGCATCGCATCATCAGGCGGTGGCTTTGGCGGCGGTGGATACACTGGCAAAACTGATGGTGGAAATGGTGGTTCTGGTGGCGGCTCTACTTACTCACAAACATTCTCAACAGGTAACACTGGTGGATATTCACCAGTTGAAGGTTTCCGTGGCGGCATAGTTGATGCTGCGCTTTATGGCAGAGCATCAGGTGGCGGTGGAGCATCGCAAGAAGGATTTAGTGCAAGTGCTGGTGGTGCAGGCGCTGGTGGTGCAGGTGTAAATTCTTACAATTCAATTGATTTTTCAATTTGGTTATCGGCTACATCAAAAGGCGCATCTGGCAAATTAGCAGGTGGTGGTGGTGGTGGTAACTACAACGGGCCAACGGCAGGTTTAGGCGGTGCTGGTGGTGGCGGCAACGGTTCACTAACAAATGTTGTTGGTGTTGCTGGAACCGTTAACACAGGCGGTGGCGGTGGCGGTGGTGGTGGTGACTTTGTAAACGGTTCTGCTGGCGGTTCTGGTCTTGTAATTATTCGATACGCAAGCGCATAAGGGAGATTAAATAAATGCCTGAAAATTATGTTCTTTTAGAACGCACTGAACTCAACGCAGCGGCTGCTTCAGTCACATTTGCATCAATCCCACAATCTGGTTACACCGATTTGAAGATTGTTGTAAGTGCAAGAAGTGATAGAGCCGATACAAGTGACAATGCAATTATTAGTTTTAATGGACTCACCACAAATTTATCTTTTAGGTACCTTCAGGGTAATGGTGCTAGCGCATATTCTTCAAGCGGTTCAACTGGTTATGTTGGCAGCATAGATGGTTCAACTGCTACTGCAAGCACGTTTGGTAATGCTGAATACTATATTCCAAATTATACCTCAAGCAACTACAAATCTGTCTCATCAGATGCAGTTGATGAAACAAATGCAACAAATGCATATGCAACATTAACTGCTCAACTATGGTCAAACACAGCAGCAATTACTTCAATAAACTTAAAGCCACAAGTTGGTAGCAACTTTGTTGCAGGCTCAACCTTCTCACTCTATGGCATAGCAGCAGTAGGTACTACACCTGCCATTGCGCCAAAGGCTAGCGGTGGCAACATTATTGACTATGATGGCACTTACTGGATTCATACTTTTACTTCGTCTGGAACCTTTACTCCGCAGGTAGAACTTACTTGTGACTACCTGGTAGTTGCTGGTGGTGGTGGAGGTGGCCGTGCAGCAGGTGCAGGCGGTGGTGCTGGTGGATATAAAACATCTATCGGTGGTTCTCCTTTATCTGTAACGGCACAGAACTACTCTGTCGTAGTCGGTGCTGGTGGCGGTGGGCAAACTAACGCTGCACTTCCTTCTGCAAGCAATGGTAATAATTCAAGTTTTAGTTCCATTACATCAACAGGCGGTGGCGGTGGTGGTGGGTATAACAATGGAACCGCAGTCACTATTGCAATGTATCAAGGTGCGGCTGGCGGTTCGGGCGGTGGCGGTTGGGGCAGTTATACTGGTGGCGTTGCTTCTCCCGCAGGTGAAGGTAATGCTGGCGGTGGTAGTGGCACTGGTGCAGGTTACGGAGAGTCATCAGGCGGTGGCGGTGGCGCTGGAGGTGTTGGCGGCACTGGGCAAACCAACAACGGAATTTGTGGCAATGGTGGCGTTGGCCTTTCTAACTCAATTTCTGGTACTGCAACATTTTATGCAGGTGGTGGCGGTGGTGCTTACGGCTCATTTAACTACGGCACAGACGTAGCAGGTTCAGGCGGTAATGGCGGTGGTGGTGGTGGTGGCACTGGAACAGGTCGCGGTGGCACTGGAACAATTAACGGCGCAAACGGAACAACCAATCGCGGCGGTGGCGGTGGTGGTGGTTCTTATTCTGGAACATTAACAACACTTGGCACAGCAGGTGCTGGTGGTTCAGGAATTGTTATTATTAGATACCCAGCAGCATAAGGAGAAATAGAATGTCACATTGGGCAGAGATAGATGAGAACAACATCGTACTACGCGTACTCGTAGGCGATAACAGCGAGCCAGATGAAGGCGAAGCCTTTATGAACTCACTCGGTGGTACCTGGGTTAAGACCAGTTACAACGGAAACATCCGTAAGAACTACGCAGGTATCGGTTATTCATACGATGCAACCCGTGATGCTTTCATTGCACCTAAGCCAGAGTGTCACCCATTAGCGGTGAACTTTATTGAAGAGACTTGCACCTGGTCTTGTCCAGATGCTTCACACGTAATCATTATGGAGGAAACAAATGGCTGATAAGAAACTTGTAGTAGATGTAGCAAAGGGAACACAGTCATATATTGACCTGACTCCTGAAGAGATTGAACAGCGTGCAGTTGATGCACAGGCTGCTGCTATTGATAAGGCAGAGCGTGATGCAGCAGAGGCTGCAAAGGCAGATGCTAAGTTGGCAGCACAGGCTAAGTTACAAGCACTCGGTTTGACAGGCGATGAAATCGCCGCAATTACAAACTAATAATTCTTTCTAGTAGTGGAGGTACGCCTTGGCTGGCCAAGATATTACCGAGGGTTTACCCCTCAATGTAGGTAATCCTGGAACAAGTGGATTCTGGACCAATAACGCAGAGGACTATGACGTAGCCTTTGGTGGTATCCCATTCTTCATGGCTCCAACAGATCAGAACCCATATCAGCGCGAGACAGCACCATACCGCAAGGATCAGTTTGATAACTCAAGAGAACCAGGCGAGCAGTCCCTAACAGGCTGGTGGCTACGATCTCAGTCATCTTTCCACGGTGGAGCAGGTATCAAGTTCTACGATCCATCAGCAGGTGAGTCTATTGCTTACCGCTATTTAGATTCACAAGGTGTCAGCCCTTGGGTTAAGGGTCAAGTAACCCTGCTCAAGGATACAACCAACGTACATGCTATCACAACACCAGTTAATACCAGTACTACAACCAAGGCAGAACAACACATTCGTTCTATACGCTATAGCAGTACTGATGCAATCTTGGTTCACGATGGCTACGATGTAGACCGTATTGATGCAGACGGCACAGTGGTTAAATGGGTGGATTACACTTCTGGCACAGATGATCCTGTTTATGCTATCTGTGATGACGGTAAGTTTGCTTTCTGGATTACAAATGACACAGCCTCTGGCAAGTTAGAGTTTAATAAGAAGTTACTATCTGCTAGCGGTGCAACTGCCCCAACAGTGGTCTTTACCAAGGTAGGCATTACAGTTACTGCAGCAGAAATGGAGTACGTTAAAGATCGTATTGTCCTATGCGTTAACAACGAAGTCTACGAACTAACAAGCGCATCAACAGCGCTTCCTGCTACTTCCGTTTATACCAACCCCAACACAAATTATACTTACACAAGCATCACGGCATCAGGTCCTGCAATCTACACAGCAGGCCATTCTGGTATCTATTCTACTATTCAGAAGTACACACTCGGTAGCAACGGTGCTATGCCAACCCTTACACAGGCTTCTGTGGCTGCAGAATTCCCACCAGGAGAGATTGTTCACAAGATCTTCTGCTACCTAGGTTATATGCTTATTGGAACCAGCAAGGGTATGCGCGTTGCTAATATTAACGATCAGGATGGATCCCTTGAGTACGGTCCACTTATCTTTGAATCAACCCAACCAGTTTATGATATTGCCTGTGCTGATCGATTCGCATGGGCTACAACAGGAGTTGGATCTAACGCCGGTCTTACCCGTGTAGATCTCAGCCAACTTATTGAAGGTGAGCCACTACGCTTTGCCTATGCAACAGACATTGCTGGATTACAAACAACTGCTCATCCCACAACTGCCGTTGCTTTCATAGGAACAACTAATCGCCTAGCGTTCTGCAGTGCTAATAGCACAACTAACGGTGCTGTTTACTTAGAGGCAGCAAGCACCCTAGTATCCTCTGGATACGTACAGACAGGTGCTATCCGCTATGGCACACTAGAACCAAAGAACTTCAAACTTGTACGCGCTAGAGGTATATTCACCAATGGCGCTATGGACATTCAAACAATAGAAGAAAATGGCGATGTAAACAACGTCATCTCCTACAACGCCGCAGTCGGCACACCAGAAGCAGCAACTACTCAGCCAGAAGGCCCACAAGAGTTTCTGTTCTACAAATTTACGCTCTCACGTAGCGCAAGCGATACCAGTCAAGGACCCTTATTTAAGGGCTTCCAAATAAAAGCGCTTCCTGCAACTAAGCGCCAACGGTTGATTCAGTTCCCCGTGTGGTGCTTTGACGTTGAGAAAGACCGTTATAACGTGATAACTGGCTATGAAGGCCGTGCGTGGGAGCGTATTCAACTGTTAGAAGAGATCGAAGCACAGGGTGACATTATCAACATCCAAGACTTCACAACAGGAGAGCGTGTGCAAGGACTGATTGAGCAAGTACAATTTTCTCGTAAGACACCACCCAGCGGAAACTTCTCTGGATTTGGTGGTTTGCTTACTGTAACGATAAAGACAGTCTTATGACAATTACTGAATGGGCTGGTTTTTTCGTAGCGTTGATGACTCTGCTTGCAGGGTTTGCAGGTTTTGTTCGATGGTTAGTTAAACACTATCTATCAGAATTAAAGCCAAATGGGGGTAGTTCTGTCAAAGATCAAGTGAACCGATTGGAAACACGCGTTGACCAAATATATCTCCTCCTCTGTGAGAAGGACGGCAAGTAGACTAGGAATTATTCTCCTAGTTATAGGCACATCTTATCTATTCCCAGCATCATCACAGGCCGTAATGGCCATGAACGTCAGCATTACTTGTACCACTGCCGATGGCAGCGAAACTAGAACTGCGATGACTGGCTGGGATAATAGTAATAGTTTCTTTAACGGTAAGGGTAATATTGCCCGATTGTATTGTGAGGGAGGATTCAATGGACGATTCACTGTTTTTATTAGTGACAGTCTTTCTGATAACACTCTTCGTTACTATAATGGTGTAGTCCCTACCCCTGTTGTAGATCCCAGTTCTGAGACTGGAACTGCTGTCTCTGAAACTCAAACTGTAGTGTCCGAGACTCAAACTGCTGAGTCAGAGACTTCAACTGCTCCCTCACCTCAACCAAGTCCCTCTCCGAGTCCTTCAACAGTAGATTCTCCAAGTGTAGTTGTTGTACCTCCCGAGACAGTATCCGCAACTGAAACTGCAACTGTTGAGACACAGACTCCAGTTTCCGATACTTCAACTCCTGTACTACCAGTAGAAACATCAACGGTAGATACCCAAACAGTAGAAACAATTCCAACACCTGTGGTTACTCCTCTTCCTGAGCCAACCCCAATAGTACCACCAGAACCAGTAGTTGCGCCGCCTAGGCCGCCAGAGCCAGCCCCTGAACCTGCTCCTGAGCCACAACCTGAGCCTGAACCTATTCCAGATCCCGCTCCAGAACCAGAGCCTGAACCCGAGCCTGAACCAGAAGAGCCTCCCGTACCTATCGAGGAACCCCCAGCACCTGCTGAGGAGCCTCCTGTGGTTGTAGAAGAGCCTCCTACACCTGTCGAAGAACCTCCTGCTGAGGAAGAAGAACCTCCTCTAGTAGAAGAAGAACCACCTGTGGAGGAAGAGCCTGCTCCCGAACCAGCACCTGAACCTCCTGTTGAAGAACCTGAACCACCTATGGTGGCTGAAGAGAATGCAACAGAAGAAGAAAAGGCTGAAGTTGCACAAGCAATTATTGAAGCGGCTCAAGGTGAGCCAGTTACAGCAGAAGCAATTCAAGCAGCAGGTCTTACTTATGAGGACTTGCCACCTGAAACACCAGTTGAAATTCGTCAAGATGAGAATGGAAACGAAGTTGTTATCACAGCAGAAGTCGCTGCTGCTCTTGTAGTTCTTGAGAGCCCAGCAGCACTAATTGAAGCAATCTTCTCTGACCCAGCACAGGCACTACTTGCACTTACTTCCATTGGTGCAGATATGAGCCCTGAGGAAAGAGAAGAGTCTGAAAAGACCGTTGTTGCTGCAGTTATCGTAGGTCAAATCGCTGGACAGGCTGCAGTAACCGCTGCTGCTGGCGCTGCAGCATACAGAAGGAAACCCTAATGAAAAAATGGTTCTCAGATTTCTTTAATCAACTCTGGACATTCCTCGGCATGTTTATTGCTTGGGTTGTCCTTGATGGTTCTGCAAAGACCATTGTTGGTTATGCAATCATTGTCACAGGTATTGTCTGGGTAGTCACCCTCAATGTCCGAAATATGAAGGATGAATAATGGATACATTTAAGAACGTAATGATGAGAATCTTTGCTGTTATCGCAGCAGAATCTCTTGGAGTTATCGGTGCTGGATCATTGGTTGGGATTGAAGTATGGCAGGCAGCAGCGCTTGCTGGAGCCTTGGGAGCAGCACGTGTGCTTGAAGCCCTTGCTCGCTACTACCTAGCAGATGGAAGCCTCACCTCAGAGGAAATCAATGCAGCCTTTGCTAAGGTTGATAAGAAAGCGAGTGAGTAATGGGTCAACGTCTAAACTTCATCGCAATCGCCAGAGGCGAAATTGGTGTGATCGAAGGTCCTAAGGACAACGAAACCAAGTACGGTGCTTTCACTAAGGCGAACTTCTTGCCTTGGTGTGGCTCATTTGTGAACTGGTGTGCCAATGAAGTGGGTCTCAAGATCCCTAATTGCGTATCAACAGTTGCAGGTGCTACCGCGTTTATGAAGAAGAACCAGTGGGAAAAGGCAGAAGAAGCAATTCCTCTACCTGGAGATGTGGTCTTCTTTGATTTCCCGAACGACGGAGTAGACCGAATATCTCACGTTGGCATTGTCGTTAAAGATAACGGCGATGGCACAGTCACCTGTATCGAAGGCAATACCGCCCCAGATAAAAAGGGCGACCAGCGTAACGGCGGGCAAGTATGCCTCAAGGTACGCGCCTACAAGAAGAAGAATGGCTCCAAACTCCGCAAGTCACAAGTCGTGTCTGTCGTCGGTTTTGGTAAGCCAGTATTCAAGTCATAAGGAGAAACATGACAAAAGATAAACTCATTGCAATCCTAACCACGTACGCACGTGCTGCAGTTCCTGCAGTCACAGCGCTTTACATGGCAGGTGTAACTGACCCAAAGACTTTGGCTTATGCCTTCGTCTCAGCCTTCATCGCACCTGTGTGGAAGGCTCTCGATCCTAAGTCCCCAGAGTTCGGCAAGGGTTCTAAGTAACCTAGCCTGCTCTAAACAATCAGCCCCTCATCAGACTAAACCTCTGGTGGGGGGCTTTTTGTCGTCTCTATCCACCCGTGGAGTAGAACCCTGAGCCGTTAAACTTGACTGGCACAGCCGTGAAAACACGCCTCATAAGGTCACCACAGGCGCATAGAGGGGGTTCATGGTCGAAGGGTAGGGTGAACTCTATGATCTCCCCATCCCCAGGACATTCGTAGTCGTAGGTTGGCATCAGACATCCCTCCAACAGGCATAGCAGTAGTATACTTTGTCGACAATTACAAAGTTATCGTTCTCGGTATCAATGGTGTTGCGACATTCGTCGCATAGGGCTATCTCTAACATGCGGATAATCGTATCACATGATATCCTTCGCGGGCGGGTTAAACCGTGGGGCAGAAACTTCAAATGACGGACGACGGCAAAGCCTAGTTCATCGCCTCCCTGAACCACCAATTTTTTTTGGGGGGTAGGGGGGCATTTCTTAAATTCAGGACTCAGGCAGGTAGGTAAGAAATGCAGAGATGTAACGTGATGGGGAGTTCGTCAGAACTCTGGTTGGATATCGAATCGGATATCGACGACGCGATGGACTTCGTGGAGGATTCAATCTTCCTATAGGACAATCGCCTGCTATAGTACTTCCATGAGCGATTTACCACAGCATATTTCCTATTCATCACTAACCACTTGGCAAGAGTGTGGTTGGAAGTACTATCTCACCAAGGTCGAGGGTGCTCAAGAAGCACACGCCGTCTGGTTCACTGGTGGTACAGCCGTACATAAGGCTACCGAAGTTTACGATCTCGAAGGCGGAGATCCCGAAACCATCTGGAACAAGGTCTGGTTCGATCAGGTCAAAGAAGATGAAGAACTCCATGGAGACATGAACACATGGCAGTATGCCAAACGTGAGGACATGTCGTGGTGGTATGGCGAAGGCATTTGGATGCTTGAGAAGTGGATCAAGTTCCGCAACAATGGCTGGAATGTCTACGAAGATTTCATTGAAAAGCAATACGAGATTCCTATTGAGGACACCATCGTTAAGATGGCAATCGATAGAGTCATGACTGACTTCGATGGGAATAGGGTACTCATCGACATCAAGACTGGTGCGTCATCCCAGAAGCATCCTTTGCAACTTGCAGTGTATGCATGGGCATTGGGTAAGCATGGGATTACTGTCGATAGGGCAGGTTTCTGGGATGCACGTACTGGTACAGTTTCACAATGGAACCTAGAATTTTTACATGCTGAGCGAGTCGAGGACATACTCAACACCTTCGACATCGCTCGAAAGAACTCAGTATTCCTGCCCAACTTCTCAAACTGTGGCAGATGTGGTGTGATATCCTCATGCAAGTTTCTTCACTCAACAAAAAAAGGAGATAACAAATGACTGGTAACTTCCAAGTCAGCAGTAAACTACCCGATGGACGTATCTTCGTGGTAGCCTCAGAGACCTACGTTGGTTTCTGTGAAGCACTAGAGAGTGCTGTCGGTATCGAAGAGTCACAGGATGTACTCAAGATTATGGCACAGTCTCTATCAGGAACACCTAACAATGGTGTTCAAGCAGTTCAGAATATCGCAGCAGCATTTCCTGGGGCTGAGGCAGTTCACACTGCACACCCAACCAATGCTGGTAATCTTGGACCATCATCTAAGACCTGCTCACATGGTGTCATGACCAAGCGAACAGGTGCAGGTGCAAAGGGTCCATGGAAGGCATACATGTGTCCTTCACCTAAAGGAACACCAGATCAGTGCGAACCAGTATGGGTACGCCGACACGATTCTGAATGGAGTGCATTCTAAGATATGAGAACCCTAGCCCGTGCAGTTGGTGGAAAGGACATCGGTGGTGAACCATTACCATCAGTGTTCCGCACGTTTGATGCCAACAAAGTAGTTATTCGCCGATCCGAAGTCTCGATGATTGCTGGCACTCCTGGTGCTGGTAAGTCGACACTGGCTTTGGCTATTGCGCTACGGGCAAAAGTTCCTACCTTGTATGTATCAGCCGACACAAACGCTCACACAATGGCTATGCGTCTGCTATCTATGATTACCAGCAAGTCCCAATCTGATTCTGAGATTATGCTCAATGATGATATTGAAGGTAGTCGTAAAACAATTAATGATTCCTCGGGGCATATTTTCTGGTCGTTTGAGTCAGCACCTACGCTGGCAGATCTCGATCAAGAGGTAGAAGCATTCGAGGAATTGTGGGGCTGTTCGCCGACTCTTATTGTTGTTGATAACCTTATGGATATCTCCAATGATGGGGGAGAAGAGTTTGCGAACATGCGTTCTACAATCAAAGAGTTGAAGTATCTTGCAAGAGATACCAACGCTGCGGTATTGATACTGCACCACACCAAGGAGTCGTATGTCGGGAACCCGTGCCAACCTCGCTCTGCTTTGCAGGGCATGGTGGCGCAGTTGCCTGCACTTATCTGTACAGTGGGAACTAACGCACCAGGCTACCTCGCGGTAGCACCCGTTAAGAACCGCTATGGTAAGGCAGATCCAACTGGGGATACGGCTTTTTGGTTGCAGTTCAATCCCGAATTCATGGATGTCTCAGACATACCAGAACGGGTACAATGAAGCACATCAATGACTTGAAGCCTGACTACTCAAGGTCTATGGATATCAGGGGTGAATCCACCACTGTATGCATATGTGGATGTTTCATTTGGAATCTTAAAGTAGCATTTGAAGAAGACGGTACGATAGGCATGTACTTTCTAGATATGGAGTGCGCTGACTGTGGAACACAGGCAACCGCCCCAATTGAGGAGTAAAGATGAAACTAAGAACATACATATTCTTGATGATTTTTGTGGTCTTTGTGGGTACACTGCCTCACACTGTGGGTGCTCTTACTTTGCAGAACAAGATTATTAAAATTGAAGAAGAGATCGTTTATCGGTGCGCTAATCCAGCGATGAGAGAGATGAAGTTAATCGCCAAAGAAGTTGCTAAGATCAAGGTCATGGCACAGTTCAAGAGCATCAAGGAGTGGAAGGCTTTAGATGAACTATGGTACATCGAGTCACGCTGGGATTACACAGCAGACAATCCTCGCTCCACTGCCTATGGCATACCTCAACTACTCAAGATGGATCCAAAGACTCCATTGATAGAGCAGATTGATTTAGGATTAAAATATATTAAACATCGCTATGGCACACCTAGCAAGGCGTTGAAGTTCCACAACAGACATGGTTGGTACTGATGAGTAACCCAGCAAAGGCCAAAGGATCTAAGGCCGAAAGAGACATCGTTGATTATCTAATTGAGAACGGATTCCCATACGCTGAAAGGCGTTTAGCAGGGGCGCAAGAAGATAAGGGCGACATCGCTGGTGTCAATGGAGTATGCATCGAAGTCAAAGACCATGCAAAGATGGCTCTCTCTGGTTGGCTAGAAGAGTTAAAGATCGAGATGGTTCATGCTAAAGCATGGACTGGTGTCGTATGGCACAAGCGCAAAGGTAAGTCATCTCCTGCTGATTGGTATGCTACAATGCCTGGGTCAGTGTATTTAGAGTTACTAAAGAAGGCGATGAAAGATGATTCAAGATAAGCCAGATATAACAACAATTCTTGAGTACTACGGTGCTCAGGTTCCTACCCGTAGTGGATGGGCAAAACTCAAGTGTCCATTCCACGATGATTCACATGCATCTGCAGCAGTACACCTCAAAGATAATATCTTTAAGTGCCATGGTTGCCAGTACAAAGGCGATGCGTATGCTATCATTATGCAAAAAGAAGGAGTTAAATTTCGTGAAGCAGTCACACTTGCAAAGAGAATCTTTGACCAGAGCGGCAAAGTTCTACCACAGCGCAATACACGAAGCGGAGGACTACCTCGCAGAACGGGGGATCTCTCTGGAGCAAGCCCAGCGGATGCGCTTGGGCGTCGTGCTAGAGCCGCTCACGGGTCATGAAGCCTATATCAATCGCTTGGCGATTCCGTATCTTACGCGTTCGGGGGTGGTTGACCTTAGATTCCGTGCGATGGACCATTCAGAACCAAAGTACATGGGGATTACAGGGGCGACAACGCATCTCTACAACGTGGGTGCATTCTTCAAAGCGTCCTCATATATTTCTATCTGCGAGGGTGAGATTGACACGATCACGCTTGATACTGTTTGCGGGATACCTGCGGTGGGGGTCGCTGGAGTCAACAACTGGAAGAAGCACTACACGAGACTCCTCTCGGACTTTGAAAGAGTATTTCTATTTGCTGATGGGGATAACGCTGGTGCTGAGTTTGGCAAGTCTCTTGCTAAGGAGTTACCTAACTTGACTATTGTCAACATGCCTGAGGGCGAGGACGTAAACAGCATATATCGGACAAATGGTGTAGAATATTTCCAACGGAAGATTGCGAGTGCCTAATGTTAATGCCAGATAAGAGTGGCGTGTTTAGATGTGAAGACAACTGTTCGTTTGCGACGGCAGATATCTTTGAGTTTATGGATCATTGTGGCATTGAATTTGGGTGGCAAGTACGTCTAAATAAGCGTTTTTCCTTTGATTTATATACGTTTTTGGGCCTACTCAATGACACTGTAAACAACGGTGATCTCGATGATGCATGGACTATTATCCAAGATGCAACCCTCATGATGGTCAATACCAGCGAAGGAGACCTAGAAGAATTCGTTGAGGAGACAGTCGTTGCCTCTGAGATGAATAACATGATGAGCGACCTAGAAAGACTACTCAAGAGAGATGGCGATGAAAAAGATTAAGCAAGTAAAAGAGTTAATGACCAATGAATACAAGTTTGAACCACCTATTAAGGTAGGTGCGTACAAGTTTGACGACCTTGGTCCAACTAACTTTGAGTTAGATATCTGGGAGATCAGTGACACACTGACTAACCTACTCATCAAGAAGCATGCCGATTACGGCCCAAAGAATATCTCGCAAAGTCCTGGAGGCCCACTCAACGGCCTCCGTGTTCGTATGTGGGACAAGGTGGCACGTATCAACAATCTAATTGATACTGGCAAGGATGCACAGAATGAATCTCTTGAGGATTCCTTTGCTGACTTAGCCAACTACTCAATAATCGCGCTAATGGTACTGAAAGGTAAATGGCCAGCAGAATGAAAAAATCAACAATCAAAAAAACAATCAAACGTATCTTCGGACCTTACAAAGGTAGCGAAGCAAACGGTGGACGACCAATCTATGTGATTAAGAAACGGACTAAAGATGGCAAAGTGGTTACAACTTCTAGCAATAAGGCTCGAGTTGATTACGAAAAGGCCACAGGAAAAACGCTCCCAAGAGGAACAGAAGTAAATCATAAGAACAATAAGGGTAGAGCAGGCGATGATAGAATGTCTAACCTCAATACTCTCTCTAAGAGCAAGAACGTTGGACTAGAGAACAAGCGTCGCGCTAAGAAAACAACCAAGAAGAAAGCGACAAAGAAGACATGAAAAATATCGTTTGCATTTCCGATCTTCAAGTTCCATATCACGATGTAGAAGCCACGAAGGCAGTGGCAAAGTTCATTCAATGGTATCAACCTGAAACTGTAGTATCTTGTGGTGATGAAATGGATATGCAGACGATATCGAAATGGAGTAAGGGTACTGAACTAGAGTTTGAACGCTCTATTGGTCGTGACCGTGATCTTACTCGTCAAGTTCTCTATGACTTAACTGTTGAGCACATGGTGCGTAGTAATCATACTGATAGATTATTTAACACAGTTGCTATGCGTGCTCCAGGATTACTTGGACTACCAGAATTACAACTAGAGAACTTCCTTGGGCTCAATGAACTTGAAATTAAATACCACGCAGATCCATATGAACTAGCCCCAGGTTGGTTGCTCATGCATGGTGATGAAGGCAACGTACAGCCAACAGCAGGAGCCACTGCGTTGGGCTTAGCCAAGCGTTCAGGCATGTCCGTAGTCTGTGGTCACACGCATCGCATGGGCCTGACACATCAGACTCAAACCTATCGTGGTGGTAAGCCTAAAACTATCTGGGGTATGGAACTCGGCAACCTTATGGATTATCGTAATGCAAAATACATCAAGGCTGGGCTATTCACATGGCAGCAAGGCTTTGGAATCCTACACGTAGATGGGAAGAATGTAACCCCTCAACTTGTCCCTATCATCAACAACTCATTCACAGTGGATGGTAAAACATTCAAATGGTAATCGAAAGATACGACGGAATTGTGAGTGCTATTGCTTACGAATTCGCTCGTAAATACAAAATTGTTGATGCAGATGATGTGCGTCAAGAGTTGTGGGTATGGTTCCTTGAGCACCCTAACAAGGTCAATACATGGGAAGCATTAGAGGGCAAGCAGTCTATAAAACTAATTGCTAGGTCACTGCGTAACGCTGCTAAAGATTACTGTCAGAAGCAGAAGGCACAGATAGGTGGCTATCGTGTAGAGGACAATTACTACTACGACAAAGAACTTGTTGAGGCGTTGCTACCAGCAGTCATCAGAGGTGACGTAGTAGCACCAGCGATGGCCGAACTAGGATTCGTATCAGGCAAGAAGGTAGCCTCCGAGGGAGGCAATTGGTTTGCCATGATGGCTGACATTGAGTGGGGACTTGATAAACTTACTGTTGAGCAGAAGAGTATTATATTTCTACGTTACGGTGATGGCTGTGATAACAGAACTTTTGCTAAGGAACTTGACATCACAGAAGATGCAGCACGTATGAGAGTTAACAGAGCAGTAAACAACTTAATTAATTTCCTCGGTGGCAGCAAGCCACGCAAGGAACGCGACTACACGGAAGAGGAAGCAAATGCAGCAACAGACGGACTTCACGATGCTCAAGGAGAATCTGGCGAGCATCCACAATCACTTGGAGAACAAGACTTGGACGAAGAAGCAGGATCCGAAGTTTATTAAAGCATTAACTGGGATCGAGGGTGTCTTCAATGACCTGAGCACTCATCTTTATGTCATGGTCAGTTACTTCGAGCAGTATGTAGAGGCTATCCATTCATCACCATTGTTCGCGCCGGTCGTAGAACAAGATAAAAACGACAATGAATATAGTGATCCAACACAAACCTTTTCCGCGCCTGCGGATGCGGTGGCCAAGTGATCTGCGCCAAGTGTACGGCTGGCGGCATGGCGAACAAACTCGGTGAGATCTATCTTGCCATCGGGTTGCATGACCAGTGCAAGGGTTGCGAGTGTCAGCATAAGACTGGCGATGGATGGCACAAAACGAAGGCATGAAAAAACCCCCCACGCTGGATGCGTGAGGGGCTAGTGTAGGATTATCCTACAGTGCTAATCGCCGTAGTATTCTGCAAAGATTTCATCTGGCTCATAACACTCACAGTACGCGACCTTTATATCACAAAGTTCGCATAGTTCATCATCGCCTCGGGCGATTGGGTCATCGACCTTCATGGTCAATGTTTCACTGGCTTATAGACAGGCTCGATAACTTTATCAAGCAGACCATCGGAAAAGGCAAGCGCCTCAGCCTCAGTATCGAATAGTCCATACGACCATCTTCCGTTGCCGTACTCATCGCTAGTGTTGACTATCCAGCCAGCAACTTGCATTACTTCATCTTGATATACTTGCATGATATTCCTTTCATAAGGCAAGGGCTAGGATAGCCCCCACCGCTAGTAGTGTTGCGAATGATGTCCAGAACATAAGGCTCAGGGATTCCCTTATGGTCATGGCGAAATAGTCTATCTCATCTCTATCCATCTATTCGTTTTCCTTCCGTAAATCCCTCATGCATGGTTGGAGTAGTGTTCAACACATGTATCGGGATGATATCGAGTTTCTTTTGGATATCGCGTCTTTCGCTTGGGTCAAGAGCGCCCCATATACCGAACAAGCCAGTATATTTTAGGGCATACTCTCGACATTCCATCATTGCTGGACACGCCTTGCATAATTGCTTGGCGTATACGGCCTCTGGAGTCTTGTACTTAGAGTTGCCACCTTCTTCTGGAAACCAGATCTCAGGATCAACCTCAGCACACAGCGCAGGATTGTTGAACAAAGGAAAGTGATGCTCGGTCACTTGCTCACCGACACGCCGTAGGATAATCCTACAGTGCCGTTCACTTTATCCCATGCACATTGTTGGCAGTAAAACCCTGCGCTCAT